TCAGCAAATACATAAGATGATTTTGTCAATGATGATACCCAAGCAGAAATTAGTGTAGTTTCTTGACCACTCTTATTAACAACAGCTGAAGATGGAGGTGATACGAATACCACACAATCTCTACGAGAATCTGTTAGTGTGTCTGGATTTGCAATTGTACTAATAACATAATTTTGCACCGTTGTACTTGCATCACCAGTCAATACTAAAGAAATGTCAATTGAATCTTTGTTATTGAATTGGTCATATGCAGTTTGTATGTCACCAGTTGTTGGAACAACATCACTACCTAATGTTAATGTTTGTGCGCTGTTGCCATTTGCAGCTGCAATTGTGTCAATTCGTGCAAATATTGTACCTGCAGCGGTTTGTCCCCATGTAGTTGAAGTATTTGCATAATCAACTGGGTCTGTTGCATAAACATATCTTGATTGGTTAAATATTACTTGTTTGTAATAATTTGTCGAACCGTTTAATGTTGCGTCATAGGCCTTTGAAACAAATCCAAATGTTTCAAGCACTGTGTTTGCAACGCCTGTAAATTTACCTTGGACATCAATAACAACAATATGTATTTCATCATTAGCACCATTAACATTACTAACATAATCTGATGTGCCTGGTGCAGATTGGAAATAATTTTTGTATGTCCATTGATTAAACAATGAGGTATTTGCAGAATCAAAAACATCCGTTCTAATGCTGTTACCCAAAGAACCTGGATATCTTGCCATGAAAGCGCCATAAAGATTTGCATTATTTGTATTTAACAAAGAAGCTTCAAATGCAGCAGCATTTGATATTTGTACACTTGCACCTAAAGTTGCATTGTTTGATGTTGCACCCACGGCTCTAACTATATTTAAGTTATTTCCATATGATAGAAAGTTTGCAGCTGTAAAGAAAGATATTGCTGAATTTGAATCTGGTCCTGCTGGAGCCATATTTCTAATTAAATTGATTTCACTATCTATTGATACTGGTTGATTGGCTGGACCCCATGGGAATGTTCCAGCAAAAGCACCGGCTGTAGTTAGAACTGAAGGTACGACTGTAGTTAAGTCAACTTCAGAAACATTTACGCCTGGAGAGATTTGAAACGCCATTTTATTCTCCTTGAATTATTATGTGTTCTATTGGTAAGATACCATAGTGATATTTATGAAACATCGGTTTTACATTCTTCGGTGGAAATCTTTGAAGTATTCGGAATATGTTTCCCTACCATCGGCAACTTCCCACATATCACCACCTACCATCTCAAAATCATGTTCTAACCCATCTTCTATGATAGGTGCCGGTAAAGTATCATCGTCCATTTGATTCATACTTTCCAATTGAATCTGTTTACGAATGTCGTGATTGACAATTTCTTTGAAATATTGTTGAGTTGTGACCCAAGAAAAGATAACCAAAGACATTACCATGTCGTCATTGGCACCTTCTTCAGCTGAAAAAGAATTCCTTTGCTGAATAAAAGTTGTCAATTCGGAATATGTATCAAAATCGTTAATTAGAAGTTTGTCTCCTTCGATCAAAGTTTTGAGGTTTGAACACCCAATTGCCTTAACCTGAGGTGACATTTTCAGGCCCATCTGAATACCACGGGCAAAACCAGCCGATAATTGTTGTGGTTTTTTATTGCCTGTGAAGATTTTCCATAGGTTCTCATACTCAAAGTCAGTATGTAATGAGTCTGCAACTTGAGGATTGTTGTTAATTTCTACCAGAATATACGCATCATTGTAATATCTGGCGGTATTATAGATGACTGTAGGGAAAAGAATAGGTGTAATTGACGAGCTCTTATAGGTGGCCACTTGTTTATATGGTGTCTGTGAGATATCAATAACGGAAATTGCAGAACAATCCAAATTCTTACCTTCAGAAACATCAACTGTTAAACAATATAGGTGGTCAGATTTGGCTTCATTGACACCTTCTTTGACTGGATGTTCATATATTTTCAGTAAATCATGTTGAGTCACAGGGTCGTTGTAGACCAGCTGCTGCAATTTGTAACCAGAAATAAGGGTATTGGATGAACCCAAAAACTCAGTTTCAAACTCCTGTGAGAACTGACGTTGAGAAGTATTGCGGATTGTTTCTTCTTTCCATTTTTCATCACGGCCAGGTACGTGTGACCAATGGATTTCAAAGTTAACATAGTTATTTTTCTTGTTAATTGAATCCATCCACAACTTGTAGAATAGATTCATACCATTAGGAGTAGAAACAATAATAATCTTTGTCTTTTTACCTGATGAAATTACAGGGTAAACAGAGTTAAAGAACTCTTCCGCAATGTTTGTTGGAACGAAAGCGAATTCATCTAAGAATACAATGTTAAAAGAACCACCACGAATGGCGGAACTAGATGTAGACGCTGCGATAATCTTAGACCCGTTCTCCAGTTCTACGTTACCTTTATTCCAGGTAACCACGCCTTGTTGAAGCCACATTGGTAGATTTTCATATGCCAACTGGTATTTGGCAAGAATATCACGAGCAAGAGAACCTTTATTTGCCAAGACGGCACAGTTCTGACTGTCTTTGAAGATTGTTTCCCATAACATATATGCCACAGCTGTAGTGGTTTTGCCAACCTGTCTAGGACATTTTGTGATAACGAAACGATTGCTGGCAAAGAGCTTTAACATTTGCTCTTGAAACTTCCACATTGCAAAATTTATTAAACCTTCATCAACGTTAACAATCTTAATATAGTTTTTTGCAAAATAAATTGGGTCTTTAGAACATTTGATGTATTCATCAACCTGTTCTTGTGTGTATTCTACTTTGACACCAGATTTTTTAAGTAAAGGATTATCCCGATAGGCTTCACCAAATTTCAAATCAACATCAGCAATCATTCTTTGCCTTGTAAAATTCTATTCAACTCAGCAGTTGAACCAACAAATATGGCCTTGTCAATTTTGGTGTCACCTTCTTTTTTCTTACCATCCATGTCACGCATTTGTTTTTGTATACCTAATAGTTCTTTGTTGGCATCTACCATGTTTTTGAGTAAGGTACCATATACTTCAAAGGCTCGTGGGTGTTGACCTGCTTTGGCTACTTTGAGTATTTCTTCCATGGCTTCTTTACCTTGGTCAATAATCTCTTGCAAGTTTTCTTTTGACTGTTGATATGCATCAGTCAGGTCTTGTTTAATATCAGGTTCATTATAATTTACTGCAACAACAGCAGAAAGTTTTTTCTTTTCTTCTTCTACTGGTGTCACATCAAATATTTTTTCCATATTCTTGTCAAAAGTGTTCATGTTTTTATGGGTATTCAGTTATTACCGTGTTAGCTGTGTAAGAAGAAGTTGCATTTGCAGTTAATGGTTTTGGTTTAATATCAATATTTACAAATTTCACAGGTGTAATATTGTAAGAAGTAAACTTATAATTTGCTCTGGTATTTACACCATATATTGGCTGAGTTGATATAAAATTACCATTAATATTATTTAGATGTAATTTGTTATTTGTCCAAAGAACAACTCTTGCTGTCGCGGTTGATGTTTGTGTTGTATAACCTTGATATACTGTTTCACCAATTTGATATGTTCCGTTACCTGATGCTGAATTCATAGAAAATTCAATAATATCTGCATCAGTAATGTTATTGTATATTGATGTAATTGAATGAGTAATAAGTCCAGTGAGTGTGGATTTACCAAATATATGACCTTTGACTGTAAAGTTCAAAGTCCAAATAATCATTCTTGGATCTTTTTCACGATTGCCTTCATATGTTATATCAGATACACATGAGTTTAATACTACAGGAATTTCTTTAATGATTCCCATTTCAGGAACCATATTTAATTTGATGGTATAATCTGGTGTAAAATATGGTATAATGTGTTCCAATATTTGTGTACCATCTTCTATGTTACGCACATAAAGATAAAGGTTAAAATCAAAATTGTATGGAACTGGATTGTATTGTGATTTTACTCCAGATGAACTAGATGCAAAGTTTTTAACATTTGTATTTTGTTTTCTGGAAGAATCATAAGAAAGACCTGTCATTTCAAAAGACAATCTAGGTAGAGTTATTTGAACCTTTTTGTCTAAGTCCAAATCCTCTTCAAGTCTCATAACATATGACTCTTTGGATGCATAGGCAATAGGCACCATGAATCTTTCCAGTTCTGTTAAGTCTGGTTTATATCTGACCAATGTAATGTCATTGAATAGATTACCAAAACCTACTACTAGTTTTCTGATGGTTCTATTGTAATATGGTGTTGACATTAGATTGTTCCAAATGGGTTAATTTCAGTGAAATCTATAATGGTATTGGCTTCACCAAAAATATGTTGATTATCATATACTTCATTTCTGGTAGAATCTTCCATTGTATCAAAGGTCATTAACACATGACTTGCATTACTTGATGTTCCAATTACCAATATATTGTTTATAAACTCACCAACGATATTTGTAACACTCAATGTATTTGATGTGTTACTCCAGTTTTGTACTGTAGCAGTAACGATTGCATTTGCATATGTGTTATCATTTGATTGAAACACAATTTCTTTTTGTGTATAATTGTTTGCACCTTGAGCCAATGTCAAGTCAAGTGTATAACTGGATTGTGCAACAACATTATCAATATCTTCCACACCAGTATCAATAATTTCTTGTGAGTATTTGAATTTCTCCATTTCAAGTTCGTAATAATATGGAATCTTACGACCTAACATGAAGAAGTCTTTTGTTTGGTTCACAAATTTAATTTCAAATAATTCACCAGTACCGTTTAGAAAAGGTACATATATCAAATCACCTTCACGAGGTCTGGTAAAAACATTTTGTGGTACTCGTTGAGAAAAAGAACGCTTAGAAATAATAACATTAATATTGTTTTTAATCTCAAGGCCAAACTTAGAAAAGAACTCTCTTTCGCCACCGTACTCCATAGAACTTGATAGGTAAAATTCTACTGGAAATGCTGAACTAAATTTCTTAACCGGATCTTCACCATAAAGAATGTCTCGGTCTTCCTCATTAAATATTGGACAATAATAAGCATCAAAACCCATAATCTTTATGGATTCTGTAATCAAGTCCTCTACTACCCGCTGTTCGGCCAGTGAGTTATAATTATTAAAGTACTGATTGGTTGCCATATTAATTCATTAAGAATTCTAATGGTGCTCCGTACTTGTCACCAATCTCAGCATGTAAGGCATTAATTTCATTGTCGGCTTCTTGGTAAATCTTATCGCCATTCAATGTAACACCACCTGGCAATTGAATACCATTAAACTTTTTAAGGTTATTTCCCCAACTTCTTTTGATAAGTGCCGTGGCATATTCTTTTAACCAACGGTCGTTCCAGGCCTGTGTGTATACGGCCGGGTCTATGTTTGCATAACACTCTGCAATAACAATTGTACCTGCAGGTGCTTGTGATGAACCCCAAGCCCAATCAATATACAGTCTCTGCATATGTCTTTGAAATCTAATTGGTACTTCACCTGTAAATTGTTGTTCTAACATTCTCAAGTGTTGATGAGTCATGGTGTAATTGATGTATGATGCCGATGTGAAATCATACAATTCATTCAAACGAAGTTGGTATCTAAGGTCAAACATATTAATGGATGCCTGAGAATCATACAATGGAAATATTCTAGTAACACCAACAATTTGCAATGCATTATTTGAAGCATCTGTTGCAGCCGAAACATCCAAATATCTTTGGTTCACATCAGTTGATGTTACTGCTTTAATGTAATAAACTTTTTGTAGACCATCAAAGTGATAATCTTGCCAGTACTGTAGTGCATCATCAATGCGGTCTTCCACCTGGTCGTCATCAACGTTGATTTCAATTACAGGAAATCCTAGTCTGCGTAAGCAGTAATCTTTAAATGCGGTTCTTGATGTTATTGCGGCCATTTATTTTCCTCTCTATTGAGGTATTTATATCTTATATTACCAACTAATAATATAACAATAACCAGATCCACCTGGACCACTAGCTGTAATGCTGGTAAATGCGGTTGATGTTCCTCCGCTGCCGCCGCCGCCAGCTCCAAGATTGCCGGCGCCACCAATACCAGCGGCACCGGTTGATGTTGCACCACCACCTCCGGTTCCTCCTTGTGCATAATGCCACCACGAGCTCGGTAAGTTTCCGGGTGGTGCAATAGCTCCAGCACCTTCAATGCCACCTGAATTTTGATTTGCAGAAAAATATCTGGACGGCCGATTCAGTGTTATTGCAGGTTGAAATCCACCTCTAACGCCAATCGGGTTGTTGGAGGCCTGGGCGCCGGCAGCTCCTCCTAAATGCATATTGCCATTGCTTGGAACGGTCTGATTTGCACCAGACGCGGCACCGGTATTACCAGCAATACTATTCCAAAGTCCTCTACTGGCCATAGGCATCTGGACAATAGTGGCTGCGGTTCCCGCTGTTTGACCGACAGCTCCATTTGCTGATGCCACTAATATTTGTGATCGTAACCATGCCGCCGGTGGTGCTGCAACACCACCAGACACAAATGGTTCCACAGCAACATATGTGGGTTGTCCAGGGTCACTTGTTACAGTGCCTAATCCACCACGTCCAGTCCATACATACAATATATCTGGAATCATCATTGCAGGTATTAGAACAGTTGTTTGTGCTCCCGTACCACCAGCTAACGCACCCGCTGACACGCCCGAAAAAGCTCCAGATCCACCGCCGCCTACAGCAAAAATAAAAACCATTTTTGTGCCCCTTGGTTTTACCCAAGTGTGCCAACGTGTTGCAGCAGCTGCTGGTGATTCTGCATTTACAAACAGTTGAATGTTTGCGCCGGATGGTGGTAAATAACTGAAATCTAACATATTTAAAAACTTATTATGATTGCAAAACCTGGACCACCAGCACCTGAAGGTGCCAAGGTGCTCATCGTGGTCGTCAATCCACCTGAACCGCCGCCGCCGCATCCGGGAGCTCCGGCACCACCAGCTCCAGCCATGCCCGCGGTACCACCACCAGCTGGTGTGCCTGATCCTCCGCCGCCTTGGCCTCCTCTATTCATAATAAATCCTTGTCCTGATGAAAAAATATTATTGAGTTGGTTCCAGCCATCTTGGCCACGTTGTGTCGGCGTTGCGGGCAAGATTCCGGGTATATATACACTATTACCATATGGCGCAAAATCCGGTGCATTATTGGCGCCAGGTCCAATGAAACCACCGCCGTAGTATGCGGTAGTATTACCACCACCACCACCGCCAGTGCCGCCAGTCACACATAATCCATCTGATGGATATAATTGATTGATACCATGTCCGAGGCCCGAAGTGCCGTTGTTGCCGCCGTTGGTGCCGCTTTGGCCAGCAAAAAATGAAAACAATCCTCGACCCAACGGTACACTGTTGGCAATCTGAGAAATTGAAGCTCCTGCGCCGCCGACTCCGCCGGTGCTGACGACTGTTGGTGAAACGCCGCCGCTGCCGCCATAGGCAAAACAAAAACTTACTTGCTGTTGCACTAAAGCATTTTGACCTATGTCTGATCTTATATCTGTATTTGTGCCGGCGATGCCATCGGCCAGCGCGGCGCTTACTGGGTCACCGCCAGCACCAACATCCACAAATAATAAATCTGGAACAAAAAATGCCGGAAGAAATGCTGTCGTTTGGCCGCCCGAACCGCCACCAGCACCGCCTGGGCCTGATGAGCCGAAAGCTTGGGTAGATGATCCACTGCCGCCGGCACCCACGGCTATCATGTAAATCCATTTAACACCTGCAGGTTTATTCCATGTTTCATAATGAGTGTACTCGGACCTGGTCTTGCCGCCGACAAACACTTGTATATTGGCATCTGTTCGGTCGATTATATGTTTAAAGTCTATCATATTTAAAAACTTATAATGTGTACAAAACCATCGCCGCCGGAACCAGGTAAACCTGTGAATGTGCCACCGGAACCACTACCGCCTCCGCCACAACCGGGAGCTCCATGGCCACCAGCACCTCCGGATGAACCGAGGCCTGTGTTTGCTGTGCCGCCGCCACCACCGCCGGTACCGCCAAGGTGAAGCCAATTGGAGAATTTATATCCAGCTTGGCCTGGACCCCCATCCGCAAGACTTGTGATTGATGAAGTTCCACCGTTTGAAGTTGGAATGTAACCAACATGCATATTGGTATTTGCAATTGAACTTCCTGTTGGTATACCTACAATGTTACCCCCCATACTTGTAACAGCGTAATTTGTAGATTTGCCGCCACCGCCGGTACCACCGGTTACCATAAGGCCTGTGGATGGTAATATTAGAGATATTCCATTTGCGGCACCAGTAGTGGCGCCGGCCGTCCCGGACTGACCAGCAATATTGATCACCTTTATAGCTCTGCCAGCTAAGGGGAAATTATCAGCAATTGCTGTTGCTGCGCCGCCGGTTTGTCCAGTGGCTCCATTGGCTGTCAATAAAAGTAATTGAGAATTGTTTGCAATACCTATTGTTAAAGGTTCGATTGCAATATATGTTGGTCCGCCGGGCACACTAAGTGATCCACTTGAAAGCTTTCTTTGGCGGCCGCCTTGGCCCAAATGAATATATAAAACCGGCGGTAAAAGTGCTGCCGGTAACATCATCACTGTCTGTGCGCCTGAACCGCCGCCTGCTCCACCTGGCCGCGCCGATGGGTTATTGACAGCACTATGTGTGCCGCCAACACCGGACGCTCCACCACCTACACCAATTATATAAACCCAGTTAACACCTCTAGGTTTTATCCAAGTTTGCCAGTTTGGTATACCTGTTGCTAACACCTCCGGCTCAAGACTTGTAATCCCGACCGAGGCACCCGTCATCGGACTAACTGTAACAGTGGAAGTGATATTTCCAATGGTCGCTTGGCTGATTGTAAAATTATTGCTTGATTTATCAATTATTCTTGCGTCTTCGCAAGTTAACAAGCTTGTATTTGCAATTGCTGTTAATGGTTTTGTGCTTGGCGTAAAACCATTGTATAATGCGGTGCCTTTTATAACACGTACATTACTAATATTTCCGCTCAATTTTCTCCCTACAGAAAAAGATTTATTTTCATCAACTACTGCGGTGGATGTATTGTTCGCAACAGCTGTTCCGTTTTTGTATATAGTATATAAATTGCCTAATTTTGTAATAGCCCAATGATACCATACTCCAACTGACATTCCACTAGCAAACGTTGTTACAATCTCTCCAGATGATTCAGCAGTTCTAAAGTATATATTTCCGTTATTCCAAACAAACATATAAGGATTGAATGTCGTTGCTCCGTTAAAAGAGAACATTTCTTGTGTTGATATGGACAATGAATTGAAATAGAACCAACCTTCAACTGTGAAATCTACGCCGGGTGCGCCTATATTAAATGCTTTATCTACATCTGTTGATATAGATGTACCGGTAACACCATCAAAGTAATTACTATAACTTATTGGTATTTGCCGAAACTCATCAGGCATACTGCCAAACGGACTTAGTTCTTTGATAGAAACACTGCCATTTTTAGTTAATGTAAAATTGTTTATTGAGTTATCAATTAATCTATAACTCTGGCATGATAAGAAATGTGTATTAGCTATTGCAGTTAGCGGAGTAGTACTTGGTGTAAATGCTGAGGTATAAACTGCGGTACCTTTTACTACCCTAACATTACTCAAATAACCAAAGAAAGTTACTCCAGTATTATCACCATATAATCTACCAACTGTTATTACTGGTGAGCCGGACCAAGTTGGTGTGACTGAGTTCGTTATTACAGATACACCATTCAAATACACAGTATTCGTACTTCCTGAACGAACAAAAGCAATATGATTCCAAGCATTAAGTGTGACAAAAAAACCAGTTGATGAGTAAGTTGTAGCGTTACCATTAAGGAAAACTGTTATTTTACGATCTGTTGCCAAAAACATCCCAAAATTTGCAAGGCCGGAATTAGATGTATTATTGATGCCTACTAAACCTGCTTGTCCTGGAATACTTGTTGGATATGCCCAACATTCAACTGTGAAATCTTGCCCTGTCATTGTGTTTGTTGCACTTGTAGGTGTTGTTAGATAGTCCATTGTACCATCAAAGAAATTACTATAACCTGTCCAGCGCGCTGTTGTGCCAAATGGGTTTAGTGTGTCAACATCAGCACTGCCATTAGTTGTTAATGAAAATCCTGCTCCGGCATTTGCAGTACTAGTATCAATTATTGTATTACTTTTACATGTTAATAACCTTATTGAGAGTTCGCGGTCTTCTACTAACGGGATAGTGCTCGGTGTAAATGATTCGGTATATAATGCAGTACCTTTGACAATACGAAGATTAGAGATATATCCGTTGAAGCATTCGTTTGCCGCCTGGCCCGCGGAGTATCCTATTAATAACGCTTTACCACCATCAGCCATATACTGAGTTCTGGTTGTCTTGGATATAAATTTTCCATTAAGAAATACATAAACTTGATTTGGGCTAACCTGACAGGCAGCAACATGATACCAAGTATGTAATGTAATTGAATTTAATATTGTAAACTGCTGTTCAGTACCATTAGCTGATGATGCATTGTTGCCGTGACCAAGAGTAAGTCTTAGTAATCCAGCAGATGTTATATTAATGCCATATTGACTATACGAAGTTCCTGAAACACCGTCTTTATTAATAATATGTTGAACACCGGCAGACAAAGCATTGCAATAAAACCAGCATTCAATTGTAAAACTAGGTGCACCAGTATAAGGTTGTGTCAGAACGCTGGTGACGCCGGCCGATAAGTCAAGTGCTTGGTTGTGATCAATACTCAAATAATCAGAGGTACCATTAAGTCCTATCTTATATAATTTATCATCAAAAACATAATTATTGGCATTTGGTACAAATGCATTTGGTTGTTTAACGTTATTGTTGGCCACGCCGGTTGCCGTAATTGTATAATTATTGCTTGAGTTATCAATTAATTCCAAGTCTTGGCAAGTTAAAAATATAGTATTTGCTACTCTTGTTAGCGGAGTAGTACTTGGTGTAAATGCTGAGGTATAAACTGCGGTGCCTTTAACAATACGAACATTAGAAATGTATCCCTTAAAATTAAATGACCCAACGGTATTGTACATTGTACCAACACCTATCGAAGGTGCCGTATCCCAAGTCGGCGTTACTGAACTTGTTGCAACTGGCAATCCATTTAAATACAAAGTATTAATACTACCTAAACGTACAAGTGCAACATGATACCATATAAATGGCCTTACAGTAGGACCAGTAAGTAATGTGGCATTACCAGAAACAAAAGCTTTTAAGATGCCTGAGGAAATGAATATACACAAATTCAGTGAGGCGTTTAGTGTCGTTGTTATATTGACCAGGCCCACATTCGCGTGTGCGAACATCACATTCGCGGTAAGATTATCCATGGCCATGAACGAACACTCAACAGTAAAATTACCTGTAAGTTGCATATATGCGAGAGTTGTTGTCTTCAAACGATCACCGGTACCATCAAAGTATGTCATATATGTACCAGATGAAGTACCATATGTATTATCAGTAAAAATAGTATTTGGTCTTGTATTATTGGCTGCACCAGAGAAAAAACTCTGGACATCAATATTATTTTTGTCAGGAAGATGACTAAAATCTAACATAGTTTAATATCTGCCTGCCACCGTAGTAACAGTCCAACCAGCAGCAACAGTTGTTCCAAGACCAACCAATATATGATATCCTGGTGGTAATGCCAAGTTCATTGGATAATCAACATCAATAGTTGCAGCTGATGCAGATGCAGTTGTTGCTGGTAAACTTAATTCACCATAAAACATATTGCTTGTTAAAAAGTCTGTTGGGTTACCTTGATATGGCCAATTTGCCGATAAGGAAATTGTAGAAGTATTTTGTGTAAAACTATTTGCGGTTGTATTAAAATATATTACCTCAGCATTAGGCTGAGGTCCAGTAAAAACACGATATGACACAGCATTAGCAACCGCTGTCCAAGCCCAAGCAATAGAAGCTGTTGGTCCCGTGGTAATAACTGCTGCTGTTTCTGTTGAGAATGCTGTGGGAATAAGGTACTGGTCAATTGCCTGTATTTTTGCATAAAAGGTACCAGTTTGTAATGTTCCACCAGATGCACTTGCTGTACCAGTTGGTGTACCAGCAACCGCAGGAATAGTTGAGGCTAAATTTGTAAGACCTTCATTGATGTATATACGAGCTACTGTTGCAACATTGGTACCAAGTGCTTTAAATCTAAGTCTCTGTATATAACTACCATTATCTGTATCGGATTGATATACAATAATATTATTGTTACTTTGTCCTGTATAATCGTTTGCCGCCTGGGTTAATGACATTGTACCTTGTATGTCACCCACTTTGGAAAAAATTGGTTGAATATTTCCTGCCATGTTTTAATCTCCTATTAAATTTTATCTTAAGGCATCAGCCAGCCGGCCGCCACTGTAATCATTATTGCATATGAATTTGCTCTATTGTATGCTGCTTGTACAGATGCTAATGCGGTATTTGCAGTTGTACTAGCGCTTGTCGCAACACCTAAAACACTATTAGCATTATCGCTAGCGTTTTGTGCTAGTACCAATGCTGTAGTTGCATTTGCATTAGCGCTTGTTGCAACACCTAAAACACTATTAGCATTATCGCTAGCGTTTTGTGCTAGTACCAATGCTGTAGTTGCATTTGCATTAGCGCTTGTTGCAACACCTAAAACACTATTAGCATTATCACTAGCAGATTGTCCAAGTATTAGTGCTGTATTAGCTTGTATATAGGCTGCTTGAGCAATTATGGTTGCAGTGTTAGCTTGTACATAAGCTGCTGTACCTATAATCTCAGAGTTGGCTCTATTGAAAGCCGCATTAGCTCTTAAGTAAGCTGATGTACCAATGATTTCTGAATTAGCTCTATCGAAAGCGGCTTGTGTATATGCAATACCACCGCCTGTATTTGCTTGGTTGTAGGCTGCTTGAGCAATAATGGTTGCAGTGTTAGCCTGTACATATGCTGCTGTACCTATGATTTCGGAGTTAGCTCTATCAAAGGCTGCTTGTGTAAATATACTACTTCCACCACCACCTGTATTCGCTTGATTATATGCCGCCTGAGCAATAGTAGTTGCAGTGTTAGCCTGTACATATGCTGCTGTACCAATGATTTCAGAGTTAGCTCTGTCAAAGGCAGCATTAGCTCTTAAGTAAGCTGATGTACCTATGATTTCAGAATTGGCTCTATCGTAAGCTGATTGACCTATAGTAGTGGCCGTATTGGCTTGTACATAAGCTGATGTACCAATAATCTCGGAGTTAGCTCTATCAAAGGCCGCATTAGCTCTAACAAAAGCTGCTTGACCAATTATGGTTGCTGTATTGGCTTGTATGTAAGCTGATGTACCAATAATCTCGGAGTTAGCTCTATCAAATGCTGCTTGTGTAAATGAACTACCAGCACCTGTATTCGCTTGGTTGTATGCCGCCTGAGCAATAATGGTTGCAGTGTTAGCCTGTACATAAGCTGCTGTACCTATGATTTCAGAATTGGCTCTGTCAAAGGCCGCATTAGCTCTTAAGTAAGCTGATGTACCTATGATTTCGGAGTTAGCTCTATCAAAGGCTGCTTGTGTAAATATACTACTTCCACCACCAGCTGTATTCGCTTGGTTGTATGCCGCCTGAGCAATAATGGTTGCAGTGTTAGCCTGTACATATGCCGCAGTACCAATAATCTCGGAGTTAGCTCTATCAAAGGCCGCATTAGCTCTTAAGTAAGCTGATGTACCTATGATTTCGGAGTTAGCTCTGTCAAAGGCAGCATTAGCTCTTAAGTAAGCTGATGTACCTATGATTTCAGAATTGGCTCTGTCAAAGGCTGCTTGTGTAAATGAACTACCAGCACCTGTATTCGCTTGGTTGTATGCCGCTTGAGCAATAGTAGTTGCAGTGTTAGCCTGTACATAAGCAGCAGTACCTATGATTTCAGAATTGGCTCTGTCAAATGCTGCGTTAGCTCTATCATAAGATGATTGACTTATAATAGTTGCAGTGTTAGCCTGTACATAAGCTGCTTGACCTATTGTTGTTGCCGTATTGGCTTGTATGTAAGCAGCAGTACCAATTATTTCCGCATTAGCTCTTTCAAATGCCGCAACACCAATGGTTATTGCAGAATTAGCTTGTACAAAGGATGCTGTACCAATGATTTCAGAATTGGCTCTGTCAAAGGCTGCTTGTGTAAATATACTACTTCCACCACCACCTGTATTCGCTTGGTTGTATGCCGCTTGAGCCCAATCGAACGCCAAATTGGCTTGTACATATGCTGCTGTACCAATGATTTCAGAATTGGCTCTACCATAAGCTGCTTGTGCAATTGTTGTGGCTGTGTTCGCTTGAGTATAACTTGAAGTGCTATAAACCGCTGGTGAAGCTCTAGTAACTTGAATTGATCCGTCATCAAATGTAACACTAGAACCTACTAAATTACCTTTAAAAGTTCTTGCGTATACATTAGCGTATGCGAAACTAGGATCATTAATGTCAATAATGTTATTTGATTGAACTTCTGGTGTATACCCTTGAAAGAATATCCATTCCTTACGAGTCGGATCTCTGAATACACCGGTATGAGCATTGGTTCCGTCATTATAATTTCCAATGATACCAATATCAACTGAATCACCAAAGTAATTATTGCCGGCCAAATATAATAAAGGATCACTTAGTACAATTGATGATGTATTAATTGTTGTGGCTGATCCAATAATAGTTAAGTTACCAGTAACAGTTAAGTTATTCTGTATAGTTACATTGCCAGTTATTGTACCACCAGCAGTATTAAATTTAAGATTTGCGGTTGCGTATGCGGATTCACCAATAATTCTAGCGGTATTGGCTTGTACAAATGCACTATTGGAATAAACAACTAGAACATTTACCGTTTCTGAAATAAATGATAAGTTAATTGTTTCACCTGTTGTTGAAGCAACGCTTAATGATCCTCCTTGATTTCCAAGAATAACACCATCAATGTCTAGAGAACCTGGTCCAACATAAAGTGAGTGCCAAGGTTTTGTTTTAGAACCAAGGTAAAAAGTGTTGCTGACTGTTGGTACAATGTTCGCTGCCATGAGCA